CCTATGTACACTGAGGTAGCATAAGAATGAAAGAACTTATGATCTCATTACTTTTTTGGATAGGTGTTAACTCTTCCTTACCCATAGAGGGAGTGGTGTTACCAAAAGTAGAATTTATTTCATCTGAAGAAATGCATTCGATGATGAATATGAAAATGCCTAAAGACATCACCGAAGTTCAAGTAAAAGCACTGTACTACATTCCCGATAAGATAATTTATCTGAGGAATGACTGGAACAAGACTGAGGCATTGGATAGAAGTGTTTTGTTACACGAATTGGTGCATCACCTACAGAAAAATGATGAATACGAATGTCGAGAAAAAAGAGAAGAAGAGGCATACGAGTTGCAGTTCACTTATATGAGAGAACATAATATAGAAAATCCAAAACGAGTCTTACATATAGGTGATTTGTTTTATACGGTTATGACATCTTGTTACTTAATGTAGGAGAATGCAATGAAGGGCACAGGTATAGCTGGAGCGCAAGACTACACACCAACAGACAAAGGAGAATGGAGGTGTGCTACGTGTGGTGAAGTATTCCATGAACAGTCTTCTGCATTAGCATGGGGCAGTCCGCATGGATTGCAGCAGCAATGCAAGACATGCCACAGTAGCTGTAACAGCTACACACAAAGGCAGTGGGATAGAACCGTTGGATGGGGCAAAGTTCCGAAGGAGTATTCAGATGACTAATAAAATATTTGATGATGGTCTACACGCCAAGTGGCAAAAATTTCACCATGACAACCCGCTAGTGTACAATTTATTCAAGCGGTTCACATTTCAAGCCATCCAAGCTGGACGTAAGAACTATTCCGTCAACGCAATCTTTGAACGCATAAGGTGGCACACCGACATAGAGACTTGCGGGGATGAGTTCAAGCTGAACAACAACCACAGAGCCTATTACGGACGTAAGTTTATGCGGGACTATCCTAAATATGACGGGTTCTTTCGTACACGGGATACGAAATCAGCTTGAGGGGCAGGACATACACTACGGAAAGGCATAAGTATGAAACTACCTAGATTTACACAGGTACGTGAACTAGCAGACGGGACAAAGGCATACAGGTTCAACCCACCACAGAAGTTTATAACTGCTGGTGTTGTTGAGCGTGTGGAGCTTGGGCCTGATCTGTCAGCAGCAAGGTCGGCTGCTCGTGAGCACAATGCCAAGATAGATGAGTGGCGTAAAAGTCAAGCAGAAATATTAGATGTTCGCAAAGGTAGTAAACTATCTTTGTTAGTGCGTGATTATTGCAACAGTAGTAACTTCACTCTGTTAAGAAAATCTACACAGAAAGACTACATGTATTTTCTTAATAACATGGTGCAAACACTTGAAGATGCTAGGATTTCTGATGTAACAACTCGACGTGCAAAAGGTGCATATGAGAAATGGATACACAGTGGTGTGCCTTATGCCAACCACGTATGTGCAGCCGCCTCTATCTTGTACAACTACGCTATCGACAGAGAGTACGTCACATTTAATCCTTTTGCATATGTCAAGAGAAAAACACCTATACAACGTAAGGTTGTATGGCAGCACGACCATGTTGTACGGTTTCTCGACACGGCATATGGTGAGTGGCGGTGGCGCAACGTTGGGCTTATCGCACAGATGACATACGAATGGGTGCAAAGATTGGGTGACATGCGTATGTTGGAATGGGATAGCATTGACCTTGACGCAAAGAGGCTTGACTTACAGCAGTCGAAGCGTAGAGGACAGGTTAGCCTTCCCATATCCAGTGAGTTGATCAACATGCTAACACAACAGCATGAGGACTTTGGCTTTCAGAAGTATGTGGCTCCCATGATGACACCTGTAAAGGGAGAGTTTATTCCTTACACCAAACAACGTTTGTCTAAGTTGAGCAGACAGGTCATAGTAGCAGCAGAGCTACCGACTGAACTGTGGCTCATGGACCTGCGAAGAACAGGTACAACACAGATGAATGATGCAGGTGTATCTATGGGACAGATCATGTCAGTGACGGGTCATGTCAATCCACAAAGCGTTAAGCCCTACCTTACGCACACCTATGCCAGCGCAAATTCTGCATTGACACAGAGACAAAATCATGGTAAAAGCATAGACCCTTGCCACATGAAAGGTGATACATAATGTTGAGTACAGCACAGTCCAATGTTCTTTACATACTTAAGGATGAGAAAGAACTTTTAATGACAAGAACAGATAAAGAGGACATAGAGTATCTTATGGTGCTTCGCTGGTTGCAAACTAAAATAAGAGAACTGGAGATACAAAATGATTAAACAATTGATATCTTATCTGGTAGAAAGAACAAAGACGCTAGTTATAAAAATTGAAAATAGAATGGAGCCTTGTGCCAATGACACTTACCTTACTGGAGGTAAGCAAATAAAAGATTTCTATATTCACACAGACACGGAAGAAAAATGAACATCTTTAGGCTAAGTGACGATCCACAAGAATGTGCGGAGATGCACTGTGACAAGCACGTTGTCAAGATGATACTGGAGACTGCACAGATGCTATCTACAGCGTGGCGTATGACAGACAGTAGCAGTGAGTATGCGAATAAGCACGGCATGTATAGAATGGCTCACAAAAATCATCCATCTACTGTGTGGGTACGGCATGGTATTCTCAACTATATTTGGACACGCAGATTGTTTGAGCATCTGTGCAAGGAGTACACACACCGCTATGGCAAGCACCATGCAAGTGAGCGTATGCGGGAGGCTTTTGCGTATGATGTGCCAGACGAAACAAGTATTGTAAAACCACCAATACCCTTTCCTCAGTGTATGCCTGACCAGTACAAGGTCGAGGGTGATCCCGTTGCTGCATACCGTAACTACTACAAGGGAGAGAAAGCATACTTCGCTAGGTGGAATAAAGGCAGAGCGTCACCCGAATGGTGGGACGATGACATGCAGAACTTTGTTAAACACTTTGTGACAACGGAGGAGTTGTTAAGTAGTGTAGGAGAATAGCATGAACATAAGAGACTTTGTAGATGATCTGGATGTGGCAAACGGAGCTACGGTTAGACGTAACTGTCCTGTTTGCGACGGATTTAAAACGTTTACAGTAACCAACAAGAATGGAATGATTGTGTGGAACTGCTACAAAGCTGGCTGCTTTGTGCATGGTGGCACTCGTACCTATCTGAGTGTAGATGACATACGAAATACCATACGCATGAGAGAGGATAATGATCCTGTCTGGAATAAACCCGACTACATAGTGCAGGGTTGCAAACACGCTGACCTTCAGAGGTTTCTAAATAGTTGGTCACTACAGAGTATGCAGCCTAGACCTTTGTATGATGTGAAGGAACATCGAATAGTCTTTCCAATATTTAAAGGCAGAACTATGGTGGATGGTGCTGGTCGATCACTAACTGAAAGGCTTCCGAAGTGGAAGAGATACGGAGAGTCTGGGTTGCCGTATGTGTACGGCTCTGAGCGAGTGGCTGTGATTGTTGAGGACGCTATCAGTGCGGCTGTGGTGGGTTCAACGTGTAGCTGCACAGGAGTGGCATTGCTAGGTACGTCATTACAGAGTGCACATAAGAAACCTTTAGCTCAGTATGCAAAGTTAATTGTAGCACTTGATCCAGACGCATTGCCTAAGACATTGGGCATAGCACAGGAACTAAGGTCTATACATTCGGAGGTAAGTGTGTTAAGATTAAGCGACGATTTGAAGTACAGAAATCCACGAGACATTCAGAACTTGGAGAATTTAATATGGAACTAGCTCTTGTACGATCCTTAATGGACAAGGAGTTCTACGACGATCACAGAGGGGCGAGGTGTCCCGACAGATTGTTTAGTAAGGACATTCGGAAGATCAAACATGCACTTGATGTGGCTATGGAGAAGTATAGTCGCACCGTTACACCAGATGAGATAGAGGCGTTGTTCATGTCGGGCAACCCCTCTATGACCACAGCACAGAAGCAAGCGTATGGTGATTTGTTTCATAGAATAAAACGTGAGGCACCGTTAGGCAAAGACGTAGCACAGGAGGTGTTATCCAAACTGTTTCAGCAGGTGGTGGGTGAAGAGGTTGCGAATCTAGGTTTTGATTATGTCAACGGCACACGTGCAACTCTTGAGCCACTACGTGAGTTGCTTGACAGATACACGGATGACTTCATGCCTGACCTGCACGTGGAGTGGGATGACATATCCATTGATAACCTGCTTGCACAGAACGATCTGGAGACACGGTGGAAGTTTAACATACCTACGTTGTGCACAAAGGTAGAGGGTGTCAACGCTGGTCATTTGGTTGAGATAGGTGCACGATCTAATGTAGGTAAGACATCCTTTCATGCAAGCATGATTGCTTCTCCAAAAGGCTTTGCGGCACAAGGTGCGAACTGTATGGTGCTGTGCAATGAGGAAGGATCACCACGTGTGGGTGCACGATATCTACAGGCTTGCACTGGTATGACATTGATGCAGATAAAACAAAACCCGAAAGCTGCATGGGATATGTATGGAAAGATCAGAGACAATATCTTTCTTAAGGATGTGACAGGCAAGGACATGGCATGGGTAGAGAGTGTATGTAAATCATATCGGCCCGACATTGTAGTGTTGGACATGGGTGACAAGTTTGCAACGATGCATGGATTTGCTCGTACAGATGAGGCGTTGAAGGCTAACGTTGTATATGCAAGACAGATTGCAAAGATGTACGAGTGTGCTATGTTCTATATGTCACAGCTAAATGCAGAAGCAGAGGGCAAGATAACATTGAACCAATCTATGATGGAGGGTAGTAGAACAGGTAAGGCAGCGGAAGCTGATCTTATGATACTGATTGCGAAGAACCCACCTATAGAGGGAGAGGATGAGGACAGTTCACAACGGCACTTGAATGTTGTAAAAAATAAACTGTCTGGCTGGCACGGTACAATTCATTGTGAGTTGGATTGGAAAACAGCAAGGTACATAGCATGAATAAAAGAGCATTACCTATAGGATTTACTATTAACAAGTCTACTATACATGGGTTGGGTTTGTTTGCCGAAAAGGATTTTGTTGATGATGATACAATAGCTACTCATGTATACCATCCACATCTAGGCTGGCTACGAACAGCACTAGGTGCGTTCATAAACCACAGTCAAACGCCAAATTGTATAACAACAGAGGACGAGGTTTTTCTAAAAACTTCAACGGCAATTGAGTCTTTTAATTTATCGTGGGTTTTGTTAGGAACAAGAGATAACCTTGACAGAGGCCCATCAGTTAGAGTAAGATACTTACTGCCTCGTGCACCTATACATGCGGGAGATGAGATAACACTATTATATGGAGACAAAAAATACCATGACCTTAAACGATGACATACTGACAATCCCTGACTTTTTACTTCGTAAGCCAAAGCGAGGTAGGCCCAGAAAAATTAAACAAAGAGAAACTCCTGTTGAAAGCAAGTACCTTCTGTGGGATAAGATAAAACAGGAGAGGTACGGAACACATTACGATATAC